GTATATGAGAACCTAAGGGTTGGCAAACCATACTTAGACAGTTAATAATCATATCCCAATTTTTTTGAGATAAATCTTTGCGTCTTGAGGATTGTGTAATATCAATTAAAGTATAAACAGTAAACCACGTTGCTGTATCTGAGTTAAACTCATGCATAAAAATATTTAGTACTAATAAAAAACCCCCTTCATGAGGGGGTTTTTTCTAACTTGTTTAAAACAAAATTAGTATACTACTGCTGTGAATACGCAGGCTGCGGTAATTGTGTTAAGATCACATGCCGCTTCTAGTGTTGCTTTAGTCCATGCACTTGGTGACTCTGTTGAAAATGATGTTGCACCTGATGCTACTTTCAGTGCACCTAGTTCAACTATTGTTGCTTTTGTTTCAATTATTTCAACCATTGCACTTGCTACTGCCGCTGTCTGTAGATTAACGCCTGTTACAGACCAGTGATCAATATCATGTCCTATGAATGAACCAGCTGCAATTGCGCCATTTACTTTTGCTACCATTGGATTTTCTCCTTTATTTTCTATGCACCGTTAATGTCGATGCTTACATTTATTTATCTTTAAAGTCTATTTTATAACATAATTGTTAATTAAACTTATTTCTGTTCGTGGCCGCGGCCAATTTTATCACGCCAGGCTCGTTTCGTACCCTTTTTACCAGTAAGATGTTTAGCAAGACGATAAGCACCATATGTAGCTGCACCAGTAAGGCCTATACCCATAGCAATCTTAGAACGAGAGGACATACCACCTTTTGTGTTTGCTGGTTGTGCTTTTTCCATATCTTTTACAGGTTTTACAGAGACATATTTCTTTTCTTTTGCTAATCTTGCCATAACTGGATATAATTCTGAACGGATTGCTCTTGCCCTTAACGCTTGTAAAATTCGTGTTATAACTAATGTTTTTTGTCCATGCTTTAAACTTGCCCAATCTGATGCAAGGCGGCGAGCAGACTTATACTGTGAATTATTAACTTTTAATTGCTTTTCTAATCTATATAAAAATGTTGAATCTATATTTTTTCGTACTACACCTTTAGCAGTTAATCGTAACCATTCCTTTAATTGTGGCACATTTACACGTAAATCTGCTAAAAATAAATCACTTGCTTCTTTGTCTGCAAACATATCACTTGTATCATCAGTACCAACTAACCCTGTTAATAATATATACATATCAGTACCATTTACACGAAAAGTATTAAAATTATTAAACATAAATGTTTGTTTAGCATATCGAGATGCTACTGGTGCATATTTAAACTCATTTTTAAGAATAGTTAATATACATGCATATAAGAATACTAAATCAGCGGCATCTTTAGCAGTATAACGACTTATATGCTTTTTCTGCCTAATTAGTCTACTTTCACATAGATCATTAATGAATTCTAATTCCATAATACTATTTATTAAAATGTTTTCTTAAAGTTAGCGGCACTAAACCCTAACCTATCAACTACTTTTACAGCATTACCAACATGATCAACTACTACAAAACCCTCTGGATCTCTAACTTCAAATGTTCCATCAGGCATTTCCTCAAAAGTATCCATTGCTCTAATACCATTTAACTTTTTAGCAAACATACTTTTAATGCTAAACAATCTAAACCATAATTCATATAAGTGCAAAAAACTATCTTTATTTGCATCAAAAAACTTCAAACCTGTTTCTAATTCTTGTGTTTTTTTAGCAATTGAATCTTCTCTTTTATAATTTGCAATTGTTGTTTCTATTTTTTCTTCAAATCGAGAAATAAAACTTGAAGCAAATTGCTCAGCATTAGCAGGGATAGCACCTTGCCGAACACTTGCATTAATTGTAGCTTCTAATTGTTTGCTAAACTCTTTACCAAACGCATCTGTATCCAAAAAATTAAAAAACTTTTTACCAGTTGATATTAAATTTTTCTTTGCTTCATTCATTGCTTGACGTATTTCAGTTGTTTCTTCTAATGTAAATGTTACTTGTCCACTAACGTCTTTTATATTAGCATCACTGAACCAAACACTACCAGTAGAATTTAAATCTTCAACACTGGCGCCATATTTAGCGTCATTACTTGCAGGCCAGTCTGGATAACTGGTATGAAACACTATTCCTATTTTAGCTGCATCTATCTTTTTACCTAGATCACTATTAACAGGAACTGCATATGTTAATGTATTTGGCGTAAAAAATATAGCCTCTTCATTATCTAATAAAGCCTTTTCTTTACTTCCTGAAGTAAAAAGTAAATCACCTTGTAATAATCCTTTAAAATTAGGTGGGAAAATCTTAGGCAACTCTTCTAATGCTTCTTTTAATTTACCACGCAAACTGCTTTTTTCTTCACCTTGTTTATTAGCATCAATTGCATCTGGTGTATCCATTATACGGGCACCAGTTTTTGCAAAAATACCCTTGTCACCCATTACAAACTTACCAGTTGTGGCGTCTCTACCTACAAGAAGTGCAGGGGATCCGTCCCATTTTGTTGTTATGTTTACTGGAGACTTTGTATGCCCATCTAATAAATCTAAAAGAGCAGCTCCAATATTTAATGCCTCTTCGGCACCTTCATAGCCACCATGTAAAACTTTATCTTCAAAGTGAGTTAAATGAACATTAGCACCTTCATCTATTTCAACATCATCAGTGATAGGCTTACGTGTATGGGAAAGTTTATGAAACCCCACACCTTGTGAACGTGTAATTCGAGGGCCTCGAAATTTACGCTTCTGTTTTATGTTTAGAATTAATTCGTTGATCTGCATTGTTTATTCGTTTTAAAGCATTACTAAATTTTTCAAGTTTTCCTGTACGAATTGCATTTAAAAATTTCTTTTGTAATTTCTCGGCTGTTTCAGCATCATAATTACCTTCTAATAAGTGCATAATATTATTAGCACTAGCAATAACATGGCTTGCCCGATTCTCAACAATTAATTCTTTATCCTTTTTAGGAAGAATATCTTCAATTTCGCTCAATATGCTTTTAATTTTCATAACAATTTCCGTACTCTAATATTTATCTATTTAAAGTTCTTTTCAACGATCCAATTTATTCATATTTGAAATCATTTTTCTTAAATTCGATGCTTTAACTTCAGTTGTTTGCCCTTTCTCATTTTCTTTATCATCTGTTACTGAAGTTTTTCTAACAACATTACTATATAAAACTTCTGAGGGTTGCTCTTCTTCGCCCTCTGGCAAATCACTAATTTTTAAACTATCTATATCAAACTGCAAATCTACCCGCTGTCCTACACCGCTACTACTACGAGTTTTCATAAATTGAATTTGATACCTGCCTCGTTCTCGCATCGGTGCACTTGTAAATATACCCATAACATTATCTGCTGTTTGTACTTTACTTAATCCACCTGCAATATGAGAATGATCAAATTCTATTTCTTCTACTGCTGTTCTATTTAACTGTGAGGCCGTTATTAACAATGTATCTAATTCAACTGCTAAATTACGCAACTCCTCTGCAACATATTTGTCTTTAACATATAAATCACTTGGACTTACACGTCTATCATTTGGCATCATTAAATCAAGATAATCAATTATAATTGCTTGTGGTTGTTTACCTGATTGTATCTCATATTCTTTAAGATATGATCTAAGTTGTCCAGTGTTAACACCACTTGGCAAATATGCTATTTGCATTGCACCTGCTTGTTTAGCAAGCAATTTAACCTTTAATTCTACCTTTTCTAAATCTTTAAATAAACCTCTACTGGATATACCTGTTGCCATACTATCTATTCGCATTGCAACTAATTCTTCACTTAACTCAAAAGTAAAATATATTACATTTAAACCTATTGAAACCCAATTTAATGCAAGATTTTGTAAAAATAAACTCTTACCTGTACCACTACCACCTGCAAAAATTGATAACTCACCTTTATTAAAACCACCAAACAATTTTTTATCAATTGCTGTCCAACCTGTACTTACTTGCCCATTATTATCTTTTAATGACCTTAACCGTTTTATAGGATCCTCAAAATAATCCGTGCCTAAACTTTTCGTTAAACCAACATCACTTGCTTCTTTAACTCGTTTCTCAACTGAATAATATTCACCTTTTTCAATATCATCAGCACTTGCTAAAATTGCTTGCTCTAATGCTTTAAATTTTGCAAAGTCTTGGAACTCATCTAAAAACCATTCTTTATGACGAACTGTTACTTCATTATCTATTTCAACTTCTATACCTGTCTTTGCTTTAATTTGATCAATGGTTGGTAAACTATTATACTTTTCCGAATGATCATTTATTAATATAACTGCTGGCCGCAACTTATTATTAAAATATGTTGGTACAACCAAACTTTGTATACGCACATATAAATCTTTAT